GCCGCCATTGATGTCGCTTGTTGTCAAGAACGCACTTAAAGGAACATCGGTTCCATTTTTCCTGAACCAAAAATATGTAGTTTTTGCGCTGCTGTTATTGGATAGAATTGTGTAGTGGGCTGAGAAATTATAGATGCCAGCTTCCTCTACAACAATCCGAGATGCAGGAGAGCCGATTGAAACTTTATTGTTTTCTTCAGTCGTATCGAATGTAATCGCATAGGCTGTATTAATAGCAGCAGGGCTTACACTAGTTGTTTTCTTAAACTGGCCGTAGAAGCCTTCGTAAATCAGCTTTGCTGGCGCATAGATGCCAACGTCCTGACCCTTCTCGTAAAGAGTGTTGGAATAAAGCTCTATAAGGCGGTTCCGCTGCGCTTCATACGCAGGGTTATATGCGCCTGGAGGTGGCGGTAGTTTAATGCTCACCTACGGCCCCCAGCGATTGCATTCAGACGCTGCGTCCCAACTCGCCAGCTAGTTGCCGGGGTTGTCGTTGTAACGCGCATCTTTACCTGACGGCCATTAAACCTCACCGATGTCGGATTGGTCAGACTATACGGACCGTATGTGCTTTCATCGCTATTCGGATAGTAGCGAGTTTTAAACGTAGCCGTAACGCCACCCTGATTGCGCTCATCAGGTATCAATTCATTGATATACATGATGTTATCGCCGTTGCCGATCTGCACTGGGCCACTCTCGGCATATGGTGAAGAGCTATCGTAGTTCAAACCAACTTCGTGGTCGTAGATATAGCCGTTTGCGCCAATCATAATCGGGTTACGGAACACACTGCGGTCAGTGCCAGCCGTGCGAGCCAATGTGCCAATCGTCCAGTGGTTCTCAACGTAATCCCAAGCAACGTAGCTGTCGTTTTCGTTTGAGTTGGCAGACGGGTAGAACCACCACACCTCGTTGTATTGCGCGTTGTTAACCGCATAAACCTTAGAGATTTGGTTGATGTTGATGTTGTTAAAAACAAAATCAAACACCTCACACGGCAATGGCTTCACATAACCATCATAAACGTGGAAGCCTTTTTGCCCCATCCACACAGCCATGTTATCAAGAACCGCAACAGCATTCGCAGACACAATTCCACAAGCACGACCAGCAATTTCAGCCTGATAGACAAAAGGCTGGCCAACGTAAGTCAGTGTGTGGGCGTCAATGTCTGTAAGAATAAGGTTCTGACCACGAACGCGCTTGCCACACACAATCTTGCCAGTTGTCTGGAGAATAACGCTGCCAGCAAGGTTCGTGGATGCAGCAGTCCAAATGGTGTTATTCTCAAGGTCAGACCAAGCCACCTTACGACCATCACCAGATGCACCAAGTGCGAACAAAGAGCGTTCAGCAGTAACGAGAAGCCCTTGGCAGTTTGTCGGCGCGTTTGTAATGACAGCAGCTTTCGTGGGCGTTACAAAATCAAGCTGCCATTCGTATAGCTTGCCATCAGATGTTGAGCAGCCGACAAGATATTCGCCCCAAGTATCAAGGCTCCACGTTGTCGCAGGTGTTACAGAACCAGCGTCAGGGCGAGGTGTGCCGTAATAGCCAGTGCTATAAGTGCTAATCCCGTAACCAGCGCCTGTAGAAGCATCGTCAGACCCCGCAGTAAAACTAGTAGGAGTAATATCAACCAATACGCTAGATTGCGTCATCGCATAAAGTTTTGAAGACGTTCCAAGGCCAGCGAAGCGAACGCCGCTATTAGTTTTCCATGTTAGGAGGCCACGGCACTTGCCTGTGAGCGTTCCATTCCCACGACGCTCCCAGCCGCCAACAGGCTCCATCGCGCCTTCTGTCCAGCGGACAAGGTTTGCATCATACCAGCGACCAGAAGACTGAAGCTCTGTTCCGCTGCGGACTACACCCGGTGGAATATTCAATGGAACTAGGGCCATAGCTACTCATCATCGTCAGGAGTGAACTTGAATATGATCTCTATATCATCTTCCTCTTCGTTTTGCCATGCCTCTGCCATTAAGGCCGCATAAGCAATCGCATCCTCTGAACTGTCCTGATGCCAATCAGGTGTTTGATGCTGTCGAGCAATCTTTAGAAGGAGCATAAACAGCCAACCTTCCTGCTCTGAGAGGATATTCCCGGTCAGGACGTTGAACGCCGCAACCGTTGATCTCATGCTCCGTTCGCCATCTTCGCTGTCGTATTCCTTAGCCCTTTCGAGCATCAGGTCGGCGGCACGTTCAAGAAACTCAATCGCTGAGATGGTCATCTTCACTTGCTCCGTCGTATACACATTGGCCCCGGAAATACGCCTTGTCATCAATCACCTCGCAAAGCTCTGGTGGAAGCAGCATCCCATCCTTGAAAGTTAGGACTGCAAATCCCGATGTGTGAGGAGAAGGATTATTCTCAGCGTAATCAAACTGCGGTCCGTGAGGATTGGCAAGCGTTCCAGTATCCACACCCCAGCGACGGCCATTATAGTCCGCCCAGGGCGTCACAGCGAGGCGATGAAGGTGTCCAGTAACGATTGTCTTCCCAGACTTGAGAGCGTTGTTATACGCAGCGTGGATGCCGTTGTGATAACGATGCTTAATCATAACATCATCGTTGACTGTCAGCGACCAAGCAAAATCCCAGCGGTCAAACTTATCTTCTAAACGCTCGACAACGCCTTCATATTCTGGAGCGTTCGTAATCAGCGCACGGTCAAAGCGGGCATCATGGTTCCCGACATTCCAGAACGTCTGACAGCCTTTGGGGATAATCATCTCAATGTCAGCCATGCGTTCTTGGCAAATCTCAAGCTCACCGCGAACAGATGGTAAATCAGCCCAGCCAATTGGTGCGTGGCGTGACACCCTAGCGCCATCAAACAAGTCACCATTAGCAACGACAGCAACTGGCTTTAGGTCTTTTATGAGAATATGAAGGGCTTCATTTGCAACCGTGCGCTGGTGATCCGGCCACCAGTGGGCATCTGAGAACACAATAACGTTTCCATTGTGGACGCTCAGATTGTTTTGGCCCTTATACGAACGGCCAACATTATCTTTTGACCAATTGCCTTTAGCGGTTCCTCGTGGGATGCTTTTTAGGATAATGCCACGGCCAGCAAGAGCGTGACGACGGGCGTAGATATTCCGCTCGGTTATACCTGTCATTTCGTGCATTCGGCGCGGGCTGCCGTCTGCCTCTTGCCACATTTTAACAAATTCTTCGTCGCTAACTATGATGTTAGGCATCGCCCATCTCCCTCACTTTGACTTAGCGGCCTGCGTCCAAGCATCAACAGTCATTTTGTGCCTTAGCGCACAATCACCATACTTGGCAATTATTTCTACTTCCCAGATAGCGCGTTCAGGATCGGTGAGTGTGGAAGGCGGATTTGGAAGAGGTGGGCAGTTACTTGCTAGGTTCGCTGGAGGCAGCGGCATTGGCACGATTGACACCGCCTTCGAGCAGCCCGACAACACGAGGATCAGGAATGCAATCAGCAGGGACAGCAGGCAAAGTCTTATATATCTCGCGGATTGTTTCTCGCTCTCCGGCGACCACCACATCGGCTTTATCTTGCTGTTCTTGGTAAAGCGAAGAAACCTCATCTATCTTTCCTTGCATCTGCTGGCGTTGCTTTTCAGCTTTTTCCAGAGCTTTGGAATACGCAGCATCACATTGCCAATCCTTGACTTTCCATCCGGCTGCGAGGCCAATAACAAGAGCGCCTGCCGCCACATAGCCCATGATCGGATTAAACGGGAGCATTTGCCAAACACCCTTTCATGAGAACCAAGAGTAGAACTTCTTTGTCTTGGCCTTGCGGTCATCGAGGCCATGCGTCCCACCATTGATGCGCTTAGTTAGTGCAAGGATGGCGGCGTCGTTTACGCCTTGGTCGCAAATGGCCCACAGCTTGTTCTTGTCGAAGAACCACAATGCGCTTTCAAAAGCCAGTTCGGTTGCTACCAGATCAGGGTTCGTCATGATGTCAGGACGATTGATATAATTTGCAAACGCTTGGTAGTTAGCCTTGCCAGTTAATTGCAAGGCCCCTCGTCCTTTGTATGCGAAACCTTCGCCCGACGCTTCGTCACCATTGCCCATGCGGCTTGCATATACCCGATTAGCAATCTTTTTTGGCTGTCGTTCATACGCCCTAGCCATTGCATCAGTAGGGAAATATTTTCTAAAAATACCGCGAAGCCCTTTTGCGCCATAATTCAGGTTCTCCGAAAAAGCCCTAAAGTTGCCGCTTTCGTGAGCGCACTGGGCGAAGAAGTGTGCAGCGCGGCGTGGTGTCAGCTTGTAATATTTCATCGCGGCCTTGAGTGTGCCGGGACCAAACGCTCCGTCAGGCGTAACGCCGATCTTCTTTTGCAGTTCAATCAGGCTCACTTGTCCTGCCCCTTATTCCACAATTCAAACAGCGTCTTGATCTTCTCTTCCGTCACGCCCAGCCGCACATCCATCTTGGCGAGGATGATTGTAAGCGAGATGAAGGCGAGAACGACGGGCCAGAGTTGACCGATCAGTTCAACGGTCGAGAGATTGCCCGCCATTACTGCCCCGGATTACGCCAATTCGGAAAGTCGTCTTCGTCAACCTTGCCGTCATCGTTGTTGTCGTAGCGAAGATCGTTGCGATACATTTCCCACGGCTCCATGTCGTCGTCGTCATCCAACTCAACGGCTGGGGCTGGTGGTGCGGGCGGCGCTACTGGTTCAGGCTCAACGGGTTCAACAGGCTCTTCCTTGTCACGCGCATTGGCGTTCAGGGAGAGGCCACCAAGCAAGCCAACGAACGCACCGATGATGGTCTGGAACGCAGGGTTGATTGTCTCAAGGATGGCCGCACTCTCAACTACATCGTTTGGCACGAATAGGCCGACGACCAGCGCCATAACCACCACAAGGATAACGGCTGCCAGCGTTACAATGGCAACGCGGATAACGAACTCAACAGTATCGTTCACGCCCTCGGCCTTGCTCTCAAAGTCGTTTAAGAAACTCATCGGTCAGCCTTATTGTCCAACTTGTCTTCAATCCGGCGGAGATGCGTCATCACTTCATCAAACTTCTTGTCGATGGCGCTGAACTTCTCATCACCAAAATCTAACTTGGTTTCCAGAATTGCCAGGCGGTTGCTCAACTTCGTCCAAACACCAATGATGGCAAAAACGCCAGCGATGATGGTTAGAAGAGTATCAAGGCCGAATGACATATCCATTGTTAGGCAGCCCACTCTTCAGCAGGAGCGTCCGGCCAAGTCGGATTAAGCATATCAGCATCACGCAAGGCTTGGCGGTATGCCGTGAAAGCAGTCTTGCAGTCAGCCGTCAGGTTAACGTCTGCAAGCTGTGTCCAATCGCATTCGGCCAGCTTCTTGTTGCGGACAGACTTGTTAGCCGCAATCGTGGACGCATCCTTAGCGGCCAGTTCGTCAGCCGAGAGGCTTTCCACGTTCACTGCGTAGACATCGCCACCTTCGAGATAGGCTTCGCAGGAAACCAGCTTCTGTGTGGCTGCGTCGTGTGCCTTGAAATAGGTCACTGGAACAAGGTTGTTCTCAGCCATCCATTCAGCTTCAGGCCCAGAGGCAGGGAACGATACGTTAGGGAACAGGACGTATAGGTCACCCGTCTGTTCGATGGCTCCATTATTTACGATAGCGACAATCATTTTTGCCTCCAGTTACTTATTCGGGAATGGGGCCGTTGGGGCCGTGAAGTTTGCGGTGTAGCGGGCGACGCCAGATGTGATACGGACTTCATCCATGTATCCGTTCAAGAAGCTATCAACGCTATCAAAAGTGTATTGATCGGTAGCGCCAACGATTAGCTTGTTCGGGCCAGTTCCGCCCCACGCACCAGAACCGACACCAGTTGTAGCTGCGCCGATTGCAGTCCCATTAACGTAGACGCGCATAGAGCCGTTATTAACTACGATTGCTAAGTGATGCCAAGTTCCAGTAGAGAACGTATACGACGTATTGTTTACAGCCCATGCTGGAGATGAAGGAGTGTTCCTGTATTCGATACGGATTGTAGAAGAGGTAATTCGCATCCAAAACAAATCGGAATAGCCAAACAAGCCCGTGTCGGACGACAGGCTGTTAAAGTAAACAAATGTTTCCATCGTCCAGCTTGTTGGCGAAAAATATGCCACTGGATATTCAAAATGTAGATAATCACCACTCCCATCAAACGCCATCGAACCCGTGCCAAACTTCTTAACGCTTGTGC